CCATTTGCAAAAATAACTTTTGTTTCAGTACCGTGTGTACTTAATGTATGAAAGATTGCCTGACATGCTGTATTGTCGCTGTCGTCAAAACCTATGACCTTGTCCACACATGCTAATTCTTTAATAATAGCAACACGTTCTTCAAATGGCATAAACGGTCTGCCTTTTTTACGAGTCAACCAATTATCACTGTTAACTCCGACAATCAATTTAGAGCCAAGTTTTTTTGCTTCTTTAAAGTAGGCGATATGACCACTGTGAAGTGGGTCAAAGCCTCCTGTAACTAATACTACACGATGTTTCATGTAGATATTTATGTATGTAGTTAATGCGCTAAATAGATATATGAGTTATTATATAGAATCTAAAACACCAGCAGTTTTTATCCATATACCGAAAACTGCTGGGAGAAGTGTATTGACATTAATTAAAAATAATTACAATTACGAAATTATTCCCAATGACAGGACTACTAATTTAAATTTTCATAGTACTTTAAAAGACGCAGAAGATTTTGTCAACGAGAAAGATCCTTATGTTTTTTCTATTGTAAGAAATCCTTGGTGCCGAACTGCTAGCTGGTTTTTCTTTAGACGAGAAGTTCTTCGACAAGGATTAAAGGCATTATATGCAGGTAAAAAAACTAACAAAGTTCAAGATAATTATGATATAGTACTCGAAGAATATAACATTATGATTGATAGTTTTGAAAAGTGGTTAACTCGATATCATAATCATGCATGGGATAATACTTGGTTTAAATTATCCGATAGTCAGAGTACATGGCTTAAATCTAAATCAATATCAGTTGATAAGGTTATTAAATTTGAAAACATTAACGAAGAAATAACCAACATTGAAATATTTAAAAATATGTCGTTGCCTATAACTAACAAAGGCCCTAGTAACATATCTTATAGAGATATTTTTACAAATAGCTATACTGTTAATTTAATTAAATCGTTATATGAAGAAGATATAGATAATTTTGGTTATACATTTTCATAACCATTTTTTAGATTCCATATAAAATCTATCACTAATCTTTGCTGCGCCTTTGCCAGTCATTACTAATGCGCTGTCTGACTTCTTTGTATGATCACAAAATATTTTATCAATATGTGTAGTATTATATAATTTACTTTTTTCAACAAAGGTATCTTGATCTAAAAATCCGTATACTTTTTTAGAATTAAAAGAATTAGATAGGCTATTGCTCCAGTCTAATAATAGCGAGTTGTTGTTTCTAAATGCAACTAGACTAACTACAAATCTTGGACCTTTAACTGACAAGCATCCACAGTCATTAGTGCCTAACATTTTATTAATATCTATTGCACCTTTGCATATAGTGTCCATATCATACGCTGCTACTGGATGATTACCTGTCCATAGTTTTGATAATGTTATAAATCTATTACAAGCATATACCGAAAACGTCATTAGATGTTTCATTTTTTCTACAAGCGTTTCTTCGTTGCAGAATGACAAACCGTGTTTTAATTTTTGTTTGTGTAGTTCGTCTATATGAGGATTTTCTAAATATTTTATAGATTCTAAACACAAGTCATTAATGTATATTTCGTCAATAAAGTCAGTTGTATAATTACACGGCAATAACTTTAAATCTTCTATATCATTATCATCAGGATTAATGATATGTACATGAATAGTTTTATCAGGATTGTAATGATTAAAACTTCTTACAAATACCTTGCCGTATTTTTTCCAGTACTTAGAGTCACCACCGGTGAATATAGTAGGGCTATCGATCATTACACGCCCTCGAATATATAGTCTTCGTTAATTTGATCTACTAATTTATAATTTAAAGATTTCATTAAGTCGAATACTGTATTAGCAGAGTAATTAAAGTTTTGCAATGCAGAATTAATTTCTAAACATATAATAGGTTTAAATTTTTTAATAGTCAAAAGTCCGCCGTTAATTGCATTAACTTCAAAGCCTTCAATATCTAAATGTATTAGGTCGCAACTGTCTAAATTTAAATCATCAATTAGCATTGTAGGTATTTTGCCTTTACCTGATATATAATAAGTTCCTATGTTTATACCTTTTTTAACATGTGATGCAGGCAATGCTATATCAACTAATTGGTGCGTATTACCTAAACATGATTGCATTTTAATAACATTGCTATCTTGCACATTTTTAACAAGACAAAAGAAATTTAACGGGTTAGGTTCAAATGTGTATACTGTATCAAAAATGCCTGCATAAATTTTAGTATAATACCCAACGTTTCCGCCTGCTTGAATACAAGTTTTTTTATTCTTAGCATAACCTGCTATTAGCTTAGGTTGTTCATCCCAATTGGCTTTTTGTTTATTTGCGTTAGTTGCGCCGATTGTTGGAAAATAAAACCCGTTAACTAAAGTTATATTATTTTCCATTATTAACTCTTATATTCAAATATAATGTCATCATCTACTATTCCAGTTTCAGTATATCCTAACTCGATTACTAACTGTTTAACATCGTTATTGGTATGATTATATTTTTCTGCTAGGCCATTTAATTCTAACGCAATTACAGGCTTGCAGCGTTTTATAGTTTCAATTGCACCTAGTAATGCAAACTTTTCAAATCCTTCGATATCTAAATGTATTAAATCTACAATCGAAAGATTAAAATTATCAAGTATTAATGTAGGAATAATTCCAGTACCTTTAACACGATACCCACCGCTGTTGGGCTTTTTATGATGTGTTTCATCATATGACAAATTTACAAAGTTTGTTTCGTTTCCTAAACATCCTTGAAACTTAATAGTTCTATTACTAGTATTTTTTGTTAGGCAATAAAAATTTATTGGATCGGGTTCAAATGTGTAAACTGTATCAAAAATGTCTTCATACTTTTTTACATACATGCCAGCATTGCCGCCGGCTTGTACAACTACTCGCTGTTGTTTAGTATATGCAGATACGTTTGTAGGAACATCTTGTCTTCTAGACAAATATCTCCAGCAAGCAACGTCATGCTTGGGCCACCACCAACCGTCTCTAAGTTCTACTAAATGTTCCATGATATTATTCCGTTTGATCAGTTTGTGTATGTGAAAACCTATCGTATAGGCTATTCATATTTAACATCACTACACTCGGAGTAGTATAATAGACATTACAATAATTTAAGTTAGGCTGTACATCAGCAGGTAATATCCCAAATTCTTTTGAAGCAGTTACTAGCTTGGTTGCACCTGATGGTTTAATAACATATCCGAAGGCACCTTTGATATGATTATTATTCATATGTTTGAACGATCCTCTTTTTTCCGGAGCTCGTTCTTCTAATGGATGAATAGTAATCGGCTTGTCATATTCTAAATTTTGTAGATATAATTCTTTTCCGGTGCCGTAGTATAAATGGCGAGTGTAATCTAAATTACAATAATCTTTAAATGAATTTAAAAAATTATCAGGTAATGAATTTATAAAATATGCATCGTACTCTAGTACACCTATTGGTTTGTTTAAATCAATACACTTTTTCCAAAGAGTATAATGACTTAAAAAGCAGCCAAGAACTCCTATTGCTCGTATTTTTTGTTTGCCCCAATGATTGACTACTAATCCTTCGTCTTTCATTATTCCATCAATGTTAGAATAAACACCTTCGTGTAAGTGTACATTAATGTTGTATTTTTTTCCTGATTGAATCGCTTCGTTTGCTAATCGCGTACTTCGTTCGTCATTTTTTTTATAAATGCAAAAAAAGTCGATCATATAGAAGCATCTTCCATCCCTGCAACACGTAATTTAACCACGTTAGTAATTTGCCATTGCTTTTGATCAAGTGCTTTGAGCACACCTAACCATTTGTTACGCATAAGTGCAAACTCGTTAATAATTTTTTCGTAGTCAACTACATCTGCTTCGCCATCAACATAACGCTCTACATCACGACTGCTCAATGCACGTTGATAGTTTTCAAGATATTTTTTGAAGTACGAGCTACGCAACCTACGTAGCTCGATATTCAAGTAGTTCAAGATTGCTTCAATTTCTTGAAGCTGATTGAAACGATGTTCAACAATGCCTGGCATCTCAGCAGCAGCACGTTCTACATTACCTTTGAGTTTTACCTCATTTTTTGCAGTTAACAATTCAGTTTCATAATGCATTACTGCATCAGGAATCTTACTAATGTCACGCGATACTTCTGAGTACCATCCCATTATTAATCCTCGTATTCGTCTTCGATGTCGTCTTGTTCGTCTAGTTCTAAGTAATACTGAATAGCTGAATCTAAATATTTTTCAGTACCTAATGCACCTTTAAAATCTAAATCACTAACACCGTAGTCAGCTAGCATGTCAACATACTTTTCTGCTACAATCTCTAGTTGCTTCTTATCAATGTACTCTTTAAACAACATCCATATATCACTGACTTGTTCTTCATTAATCATTTGCAAAGTTTTCCTCAATTTGATCATCAGTTGCATCTTCTTCAACTTCTGCGGTATTTACCACGGTAGCTGTTTTTTCTGCATATTCTGACATAATCAAATCAAGTTTCTCGCCAATCCATTGCTTACGATAATCAAGATGTTCAACGCCTGCTAAGTCAACGTACTTGAGTCGATTGCCTTGCTTTTCTAACAAGCCTTTCTTCTCAAACAATTCAACTAGACCTGAATAAGGATTCATACCAGTTTCATAAGGAATCTTAACCTGCACACCTTCGAACGGTTTTGCATAGCGTGTCTTCATTACTTTACAACCAGCACGGATGCCCATAACTTCTGAGATCTTATTGCCGTCTTCATCTTCTTTCAACTTCATCTTCTTCATTGCAACAACAATACTTGATGCATAGATGAAGCCTGAGCCGCCGCTGATCTTATCGTCTGGATCAAACATATCTTGTGAAGCATATGTGTGGTTAGTACAAACTAAGCCTACATTGTAGCTACCAATCATGTTTACAGTATTGCGGACTAATGAAGTTAGTGCTTTAGGCTTACGGCCCATATCACCCTTCATATCACCCTTTTGGAACTGATCAACGTCAGTAGGCGTTAACAGCATACCAAGTGAGTCAATTACAAACAATACTTTAGGACGATCTTCTTCAGCCATTGCTTTGTAATCTGTCATGAAAGTTGAGATAGTTTTCGCTACATCATCAATCATTGCCATATTAAGTTTAAGCAATTTATCTTCGCCTGTTTGCACACCTAGTGCATGCAACCAAGTTTCATCAAGTGCATTCTCTGAGTCAATTAGAACTACAAAGATACCTTGATCTTGTGCGTGTTTGATAATGTTTCCTGAACAGAAATAACTCTTACCTGCTCCTGATTCACCTGCAAACACAGTTACCTTACCTAGCGGAACACCTTTGTGAAAGTCGCCACTGATAAGAAAGTTTAATGCGTATGATCCTGTTGAAATCCAATCAGTAGGATCGTTAAATCCAGCACTCACGCCTGAGAT